GTTCATAGTCCATAAACTTCCTTGGTAACGTTTCAGCAAACTTCTTTTCAAGTCCTGATCTATAACGGCCATTCTTTTTATTCTTAGCTGGCCGTTTAGAATTCATCCGGTATTGCCTCCTGAACCCTTGGCTCGTTGATTACTTTAACTAAGAATCTAGGGCCGCTTGCGTAGGCAAAGGTTCTTAAATGCGGATAGCAATGTTCTTTGAATTGACAATAAGAACAACCTGTATCCAGTTTTAAGTTTCCTGATTTGCCTTCCGGAACTGGTTGGTAGCAGTATTCTTCTGGTTCTGGGCCAGCCACTAACTTTTTTATGTGTTCCACCCGTTCTACAATGTCGTAGTTCAGGTGTTTGTACATTGGGTGTTCAGTATCTTGTTCGTCGTAAAGCAAGTAGGTCAGGTGTCCATTCTGCTTGTCCATTGCAAGCCAACCGTACTTGGTTTGTTTTTCTGAATGGGCGTAGGCTTTGATCTGCCCGACATAACCAAATGGATCGTCTTCCGCTAAGGTTCCGTCCTTGAACTTCTTAAACCCAAATGTACTGGTTGACTTAACGTCAGTCACCACACCGTCTATTTTACAGTCCATGCTGCCCCTGATACCGGCAACATGGCACACCTTCTGTTCGCAGGTTACTTCGTGTCCTGCTGCTTTTGTAAGAAACAGGAGTAACTCCTCGATGAGGTGTCCGTATAGGAATTTAATGTAGGTGTTTGGGGAAATTTCTTCTTTTTCTGTGCTGTTGTATATGTTCCAGAGGTACTTGTCTGTCCTACCGACGATAGACAGTCTAAGCTTTCTGTTGTCATCCTTCTTATTAGCTTCAAATTCAGCTCGCATAAGCTTTTTAATGTTTTCACCGAATACTTCAATGGCATCATCAAGGTCTACGTTACTCCCTACTTCTTTAGTTGATACTACCTTGTAAATGTCTTCTATCAGTGTGTCTGTGCCCATGTCTTCCCTACCTTGTATTCACCGTCCAGTGGACAGTTTAAGTTAAAATGCTTACCGGCTTCCTGTATGCACTGTACGGCAAGGGCACCGAACATATCAGCCTTGGATGTTTCTACTTCAGTTTGTATCTCATCATGTATGTTACCAACAAACCTGTACCTTATACCCTTAATTGTAGCGTATTTATCCAGCAAAGTCAAGGCTTTCTTCATGACGATGGCCCCTGCTCCCTGTAACAGCGAATTTAGGGCTGCATGGCTTGATCTAATACTAATACAACGCCCGTCCAAGCCCCGTAGAAACCCAACAGCAGCCTTGCGTTCTACGCCTGTCCTCAACGCAGCCAATGCAGGTGTATTCTCCAAAAACTTAGCCTTTAATGCTGAACCTTCTCTGGAACCGCCACCGACTATAGACCCTATTTTAGCGTCACCTGCGCCGTACAGGAAAGCGTAGATAAATGTCTTAGCCTGTGAACGATTGGTCAACCCAGCAGCCTTCATATTGGCTGTGTGTATGTCACCGTTCAATATCTCAGCGGTGTACGCTTCGTCATTCATGTAATGAGCCAGCATCCTAAGCTCAAGACCACTGGCATCACAACCAACCAAAGAATAACCACTTTCAACAGTCCAACAGCTACGGCTTTCTACACCGTAAGGCGAGCCATTGCTGGTCACCTGAGCCATATTAGGGCTGCTGTGGGTCATTCTACCGGTAACGGCACCATTACTGTTGACGTAACCATGAACCCTGCCGTCTTCCTCTACTGCGTCAACCCAACTACTAACCTGAGCTATACGTTTTTGAACCATCAGGTACTCAGCTATTAGCTGTGCCTGTGGTATGTCCTGAACGCTTTCCAGTATAGTCTCATCAACCTTAATGTACTTGCCTACTTTCTTGTCAAGTTCAAAGGCGGCTAATTCAACGTCACGGGTGTGTGGGTTTTCTTCTATCAGTTCTAAACGTTTAATCCCTGCGTCAGTCAGTGCCGTAGGCTTCCAACCAAAACGCTGTAGGTGTCTGGCTATCTGTTGTCTTGATCCTAAATTAAAGACTGGATAATCCACGCGACTAAAGCAGTTCCCAACATCAACCCAACTATCTCCGAAAAACTTAAGACCAACGATACTGGGAGTTCCGTCTTTTTTAATCTTTGGCGTAACCGTAGATATGTAAGTTGGCAATGGTAGAAACACTGCATGCACTTCTCTTTCAAGTTCATATATCTTCTCCTTCAATGTCGCTAATAGTTCGTAGGCATAACGCTCGTCCAACAACCAACCATTCTTGATCTGTTGGGCAATGATTGTCTGTACTTCATGTTCTAATTCAATTGACTCTGCGGTGAACCTGCCTAAATCCTTGGTTAATCGTTTGTAGACTTCTAAGTTGACAGCTACGTCCTGTTTACAGTAAGCAATCATTTCTGCATTCAGGTGCGACCAGTCGTTGTAGTCACCCTTCGGGAATCCACAAATAACACCCCAATTCTTTAGGCTGTGGCCTCCTTCACGGGACGGTTCCGATAGTCTGGACAGTACCAACGTATCTAGTTTTTTGAATTGAGTTAGGTCTGAACCCCACAGCTCAGTCAGCACAGGAAAGTCATAAGCTATCCCGTTATGTGCTACTAAAACTGTATCCTTGTCCAGACCCGCAAGCATTGTATTAAAGGACTCAGCGTCTAAAAACACATCCCCTGCACTCGTTGCACAACACCAAATAACTGTAGGTTTAAGTCCGTCAGTTTCTATGTCAAGAATCAATATTTTCTGTGATAAGCTCATTGATATTCCTCAGTTCGTCTATAGGAATGTTGTAACAGTCCTTAGACACTTTCCATCCATTTGAAGGGTCAATTGTACCCTTCTCCATAAAGTTTGCAACTTCAAAATATTCTTTTGCCGGTAGATAGCCCAACAACCAACCCACACTAAAATCATTCTTGACTCTGGTAAAGACATAAACATCGCAGTCCTGACGTTTATTGGCTACCACCGAACAATCATAATTAATCTTAGGCTTAACGCTTGTTCGTTTGGTCTTAACGTCTATCCTAATGTCCTTGTTTAATATTAAATCGTACTCAAATGTATTCTCCCAAGACACCATTTCTGAATTGTTCATTAAGTATTCAAAGACTAAGCCTTCGCCTATAAAACCAGCTAGGTTACCTTCCCCGTTAGTTATTGAGTTGTTCAGTATCCCCATATCAACTGACTTGGCGTGTGCTGTGGTCATTATGGATGTGGTCACCGGCATCTCTATAATGTCTGATTCAGAAATCATTATTTACTACCTCAACTGGCTTCGGAACTTCGTTCATCCTGCCTGTGAATTTATCGTAGAACAGGTAACAGGCTGGCCCCGTTAGTCCTGTATAACGATTCTTTAGAACACGCACTACTGTTGTATTACGTATTTCTTCGTTTTCGTGCTGTTGATCACGTTCAAGACCGATAACTATGTCCGACAGTTGAGCTATTGCCTGACTACCTCGTAGTTCCGACAAACTAACACGGCCACCTTCCTCGTGGGATTGACCACTGGATCTTTTTAGGTGAGACACTAAAAACAAACCAATGCCTAACTCCTGCACAAGTGTTCGTAGGTTAGTCATTATCTTGTCGATTGACTTTCGTTCGTCACCGCCGTCCTGTGCGGAAACAACAATAGACAAGTGATCCAGTATCACCCACTTACAGTCTAAACCCTTCGCCATGTAACGGATCTTAGACATTAGGTTTTCTTCCCCAGTTGAACCCCAATGATCAAGCAAATAGAACCTGTTACTGCCCATGATCTCGTCCCAGTACACCTTGAGGTCTTCGGTGTCCATGTCTTCCTCGTAGTGCAATGGGGCTTCAGCAGCCATAGACATTAAACCAAGCACTGATCTATCGATAGATTCCTCAAGCGCCAGTATACCTATATTGTCCGTGGTTGCCTTGAACAGATAGTATTCTAATTCCTTGATCAACTGAGACTTGCCCATACCACTACCACTGGTAACGGTAACCAGCTCGAATGGTCTCATTCCTCTGGTCAAGTCATTAAGTCCAGCCCAAGGGTAAGGTGTTGATTTAGTCTTTCTAGCATTGATGATCATGTCCCAAGTGTCTACTCCAGCGACTATGCCGTCCGGTCTGTAAACCTTTGCGTCCCACCAATGACTGACAAAATCACGCACCTTGTTAGCCACCAACATGTCAGAAGCGTCCTTCAACGGCAATGAACATATTTTTAGCTTGTTTGGGGAGAATAGATCACGAACAGCAGCCACTGCTTCCTTACCTGCCGGGTCATTGTCAAAACAAAGAACAACTGAGTCGTAGCCTTCCAGCCAGTCCAGTTGTTCCTTAATTTCTTTAATGGCGGCTGATGCTCCGTTCCTCAACGACACTACGTCCCATTTACGTTCAAACATCTCCGACACGGACAGACAGTCAAGCTCTCCTTCGGTGATGGTGATGAACCTGCCTGAGCCTTTACAGGTGTCCTGACCAAATAAGGTCAAGCCTTGCGTTGAGCCTGTGGCGTAGAACTCCTTGTTCTTAACCACACGAACCTTGCTGGCCTTGGTTTCTCCTTCTTTATTTTTGAAGGGGTAATGGTGCTTTACAATGACTCCGTTTTCCTTCTCAACCGTTACACCGAATTTCCTACAGGTATCGACTGATATTCTTCTTTCGGGTATTGCTTCGTATGTTCCATTCATTTCCAATTTCGCCTGTCTTATAGGCGCTCCATTTGATGTCTTTTCCAAAACTCGCCCATTACCTGCTTCCCTGTAACCACAGCCATAACAGTGCCCGTGTCCGTCACTGTACCTGCCTAAGTTATTACGGCTCCCACAGGATGGGCAAGGATCGTGACGTACAAAATAATTTGTCTCGAACCCTGCCCCGCCCATTGTTAGAAGCCCTCAGCTGAGGCGCTACCGCCTATGTCGTCGGCTAACTCAAGCACACGAACCCGTGACAGATAACTACTGACCCCGTGTACAGGGTGTGGCTTGCCCGCAGTCCAAAGAATTCTAACCTTAGAACCTCTAGGAATGTTACCGTTAAACGGCTTGTCCTCGGTGTCCACAACAACAACATCGTACTGACTGCTAAACTTGCGCTGTGGTGTTCCTTCGTAGACCCTGAGTTGAACCCCAGCATCGTCCAGTTTGGACGCTTCTTCCGGTGTCAAGGATACCGTCAAAGTATATTTACCGGTAGACTTACCCATGTAAACGTCATGCTCTTTTAATGATGCAAATGCTACTGTACCTTCTGTAATCATGTTTTTAGCCCTTTTTATTTAGTTAAATAAACAACCAATGCTGTTTACATTTGTAATCTTACAATTGACATCCTCCCGCTGTCAAGGATTAGTTGATGAAATCGTCTTCGTCTTCTTCAAGATAAAGGTTTGACCCGTTTTCTTCCCAAGAAAATATTGCCTCGTCTGAGTCCGTTAAGCACACGGTGCATAGCTCGCTGTACTCTCGACTCAACGGGTCTTTCTTTATCATCTCCAGCTCAGTCATTATGTTGTCACAAGCCTTGCACCTACTCATGTTAGGCCCCCGTCAACGAAGCATACTCTGCTTCGATTTGTTGATCAGTTTTTCCCTTGTACTGCTCCTTGATTGAGTCCCAGTATGTCTTCACCATCTCGGAATGGCTTGCTCTATAGCAACGTTCCTCGATCAACTCATTGACCATTTGTGCGACTGACATAGGGTCTCCCTGTGGGTTGGTAACGTCTAAATAATCGTAATGGCTCATTTTCTCTTGTCTCCTTTTGTATTCGTTAATTATGGCCCGTAACTCTCTTATTTCGTCGTACAGGTCTTGAATATAACTGAAATTGGTCGGTAAGTCAATGTCGTTAACTTTCATGTTCACCCTTCAGCAGTGCAGACCAGCTATTATTTAACCCCGATACGTTGTCTATTTCTTGTTTAATTAACAAGGCAACTTCCTGAGTTTCTCGCTGTGCTGTGCTGTGTGTTCTCTGCTTGACTATACGAGCAAAGGCAACAAGGCTACCTGTCCAGTACCACTCGGTCATCATCGACTGAGGTAGCAACATCCTCGCCTGCTCCATGCAGACCCCTGAAGCTATAGCATCCTCGTACTCAGCCACAGCCAATTGTGTGGAAGTCATGGTGTTTTTAACGTTAGACCACCTTGGCCCCCAACCACTTGATTCCTCACTGCTGCCTTGCTTCACATTCTCAGCAGCCTTACGCCATACAACAGGCTCATAGAACTCAAGCTCAGTATCGACGTATCGTCTACTTATTTCGTTCCACGTTAAGCCTACCTGATGCTTTACTAGCTGCCTTGCAACAAAAATAGGTGCCTTTACTCTC